GTCCTCTTGGGCTTGACTCTCGTGTCTGCTATGTTACCAGAATGGCCAATCTCTTTCTGGTGCCAGTCCAACTGAATCTCATTCGTAGGCTTCCGCTGCCACTTCCGCGCGGCAGTCTTCCTCTTCCTTGGATTCTGCGGAGCTACTACTGCAGTAGCGAGAGGTAAATCTTTAACTTCCGCAGGGACTGTGATGTCTACAAACGTGACCGGGACATCAACCGGTCTAGGCAGCTGAAACTCGTTGAATGTAGGGCACGCCAATATGTCCTCGATACATGACACACCCTCAATCCACGCGTCAAACGCTACAAAGTTGAACCCCACCAGTGACTGTTGTGCCAACTGTTTCATCCAGTCTCGGGGTTCATTGGGGTATGCTCCCTCCAACGCTCTGAGGGCACTCCATTCCAAGTTCTTCTTGGATTTGTAAACCTCATAAACCTTGTCGCGCTTCAACTCCTCCACCTTAGACACCAGCTGGCCAATAACTGGTGTGTGTCTATCACTGTACATATAACCAATTGATTTCTCAACCAGTATGTCGGACGCCGCAACGTTGGCGGGTCTAGGTATGCACAGATGAAACTTGGCTAATTGACGGTTCAAATCGCACATCGACACAGCATCGCCTTGCCACACGTCAGGTCCATAGTACCTAGCCAAGAAGGTTACTGGGTCCTGAGTGGCTTTCTCTGCCTTAACGATCTTGACGCGCAATCCCCATCGAGTCGAACAGACTCAAACACCTCACCCGACAAATCTGGTGTGATACCGTCATCACCTCCATATATGCCTTGGCTCATTTTCTCAAACGCAGCCTTAGGTGTCATCGTCTTATCGGACTCACGCCATGCGACATAGATGGTGAATGCGTTATCAATCGAGTTAAACACGGCTGTTTCTGGTGATCCCGACGCACGTGCTGTACCCGACTGATACACCGTGTCCAACCGGCATACAGCTTTCAGAGATTGCTGTGATTTATGCAGGTCAGCAGCACGCTGCAAGTAAGATCTATGGAAAGCTCGCATCAGCACTCTTTTCTCGAACTCCCGCATGGCAGGCGAAATCGTACCATCAAATCTCGAATAATCTGTTTGGAGCATATGGTACGTTGCGGACGCGCACTTCTCAGCCACCAACTGTGCGATACTCTTGGTAGTCTTGCAAAAGGCATACCATGGTTGATCCGATATATATTCGCACAGTGCATACATAAACATGGAATAATCCACTTTAGTATGCGGATCCAACGTGGTAATGATCCTCGGGTCACCAAGTTTCCCATAACACTCTCGTTTCAAGAAGCATTTGAATATGGGTTTGGCAACTCCGAAGAATGAGTTCAGTATAATACTCCGTTGTGAAGGTTTGTTCTGTTTCTCCATTACCTCATCTAGCCCTTTGGGCACCAGTATGTTGGCATTTGGGAACAGCAGAGCTGCGAACTCATTTGCGTAAGCGGACATCCTAGATGTCATCACCACGTCTGAAGCGACATCGACTATGCGGCATTTTACGGCTCTCTCTTCATTCTCCTTCGTAATGGCTGGAACGCACGCTCCGTTGTATACGGGGTGCATGTACGCCTGCAAAGTCGGCTGAACGTCCGGGACATATTGCCCGAACTGATAGTTGGCCTCCGCCACAGCCACCGGCATAACCAACTTACTTAACTTGTTCGTCCCGTTTTGTTTAAAATAACGAACAAGTAACAGACCATACGACTCCAATTTTGTTGGGTCATCCTTCAACGACGCGTATTTCCCGAGCATCGACTTCACAGTAGGTGGGCACAAACCACTCAGGTATGAGTCCGCCATACCACGAATCGTGTCATCATCGACGACACTTATCGTGACCGCTGAATAATGTCCAACCTCTGCGGTGGACATCGTATGGTTGATAATCGTCTTCCACGTCTTCACTTTATGCGTCTTCGGGTCAACTATATCAGGTACTCTGCTGTTCGCAGTCTTTGCCTGAATACGGATCCAGTTGCCCTGCACAGGGTTAAACCTCTCAAGGTAGTCCGAGTGCAAGGCCTTGGCGAACCAAGAATAGATACCGTCCCATGACCCGACAGGTGTCAACATCACCAACTCATGATTGAACTGCATCGCCCGTCTGTCCACCATGTAATGGACGGAACGATAAGTGATCCCGAAAAACGTCTTACTCACCCGCAATGTGTCCGAGGTTCCCCACGACCACATCGGATGACAGTAAGCTCCGCCACCACCGACATTGTACTTTATTTCCCCTTTCGGAGTGAAAGTATAAGTCATCTCGCCCTCGGCGACGGCGGCGTCTTTCAGGACCAACGTGTATAACAATGTGGGTGCGGGAGTACTCAACAACTCAACCATATCCACATAATAATCCACGTCAATCATGACACGCATGTCTCCTTCTTTCAACGGCCTAGATCTTATTTCAGCTTGAATGTCCTTGGTCCAGTAATAATCTCTATTACCGTCCCGCTCATTACGTTGATCAGCTGC